CACAAGAGTATGATGTTAGAGTGTTTATTACTGTTAGGGGTACTAATTATGAAGATGCTTACCGAGCAGGACTTAATATTATGGGAGAAGTATTCGATGAGTTATATACAAATACAGGTGTTTCCGGTACAACAGACAGCATTGTTTCCTATGATGCTAAGTTAGACTCTAAAATGGATGATGACGAGACTGTTTGTGTTCATGTTCTTACACTTACTTATATGAGAAGAATAGATATGAGACACCGATAATAATATTGATAAGGCAGTCATCCCCTCAACGTACTATACTAGAGGCATTTATATGGTAGAGTTCTTAAATAGATACGTAGCATTAGGAAAAGAAGCGGCAAACGCATACGGCACAGAAGTAGCCCCGACTGCGTTTGGAGAAGTAGATGATGAATCATTCGCAACAAGAATGGATTTACTTACAAGACAAGATATGAGTAGGCCGGTTGTTGGTAAATCAGTAACAGGCATAGAATATTCAGAAGGAGGCTATAATATGGCCGTTCAACTAGATGAGTTTTTAGGTAATACTTTAGCAGCATTTTTCCCATTAACCGCAGTAACGGGTAGTAGCCCAAAAACACATTCATTTAAAGAGCCTGTTACGGCAGCAACAGATACATATAATTCTTACACTATTGACGTAGGAAGAGAAGAAAAAGTACATACTTACACAGGTATGGTAGCAAATACATTATCAGTAACAGCATCCGTAGGAGAATACGTTATGATGAGTGCTGATTTCGTAGGTTGTAGAGAAAAAGCATCACAAGCCGATATAGCCGCAGTTACTTTTGAAGGAGACGCATTAGACGCTCTTTACTTTTCTAACGGAACAGTATTCTTTGACAATGGTGATGGTTCAGACCAAACTGATGTTTCAGCAGCCGTTAAATCAATTGATTTCCAAGTTAGCCTTAACCCCGATACAGATAACGCTATGGCTTTGGGAGACAGCACATACAGCAGCAAACCAAAGATGCAGCGAAGAGAAGTTACGGGTACAGTTGAGTTTAACAAAGTACTTTATGGCGCTCAAGCAACAGACGAACCGGACTACACATCTTTAATAGCATCAAAAGGTCTTGCGTATAATGATGGCTCTGCGCCTGTTATGATACTACACTTTACAGAAGAGGATTCACCTACGGCTAATTACATAAAGTTTAACTTTTACAATATTCGTTGGGAAGCACCTACTTCTAACGTAAGCGGAAGAGATTCACAAACAATGTCTGTTGGTTTCGTAGCATTATACGATAACGACAAAGGCTGTATGGATATAGAAGCAAAGGGTGGCGCTCTAGGCGACGACGCATATTAAGGTGTTTAACTTGAAAGATTTTATTAAATCATTAGGTAGGGAAATACCTGCTGAACAGATGGAAAGTATTATTGCTATCGGTAATAAAGTAAGGATAAAAAAATACTGCCGAAGATTTCCTTTGGCAACAAAACCCACACCTAAAGTTACTAAAGCAAAGGTTATTGTTCCCGTAAAAATAGACGAAGAAGAGTAATTCTTTATTAAAGGAATACCTTTTACATAGTATTAGCGAGAGCGAGAGTGTGGTATTATGCCTGTAATGAAGAAAGAAATAGAGTTAGAAGATGGAACAAAGATTTGGGTTAGACAAGCCTCCGGTATGGAAAAGTTAGCAGTAACTACTGCACAAGGTAAGGCGTTTAGAAAAATGCGCCACGCAGGTGAACCGGAAAATTGGACAGACGAACAAAATGAAGAGTTTACTGACCTAGTTGATGATTATGGTGGTAGTGTTACTAGACAAATGGAAGAGTGGATTCCTAATTGTATATTAGATGAAGGAATTGATATTAATACCTTAACTTCCGAAGAATTATTAACAATCTTATACTTTGTAAGAGGCGACGAACAGGATGGCGCTATCCCTTTGTAGACTTTATTAGAGTAGCCCCCTCTCTATGTATGGCCTTTAAGGGGGTTTTACCCTCGGATTTATGGCTAAAATATAATGTGGAAGGCGGTAGGTATTTACTAGAGTTAGATTTACTTATAGCCGCTAATATTAACGATAGTATAAGTGAAGCGTCTAGTGAAGTAAAGAAAAAAGATGCTAAGGGCGCAGTTGCTAGGCGCGACCAAAGAAGGGAAAAACGCAAACTATTAAACAACAACAATGACCTACTCGATATATTGAGAGATAGCGGAGTGCCTAGTGAGGGCAAGAGTAGTGATGATTAGATATGATTGATGCAACAATCCTTCCTTTTTTCACAGGTCTATTTCCAATAGTCTGCGCCATTACTTTACTAGTTTTACGTGCCGGTGCATCTAGGGTTTTCTTCGACATCGTAGGTACTTTCCAAGCAGATAGATTGATTCACGATGCTAAAGCGTCAAAAGCAGTTTTCGAGGCTTTATACTTAGATACTTTTTCCGGTATTCAAGAGGCAGGGCAAGAAATAGGTGATATGTTTACTGATATGTTAGATGTTGTTATTCCCGTAACAAAAGAAATAGAAGAAGCAAGAATACAATTAGAAAAGTTTTTAGATGCAGACGCAGGCCAAATGAGAGAATTAGCAGACGATATTCAAGATATAGGTCTTGAGTTTGGTTTTGCCGCCGATTCTGCTATGGAGGCCGGTGCTAAAATGGCTCAGTTGTCCGGTGTTTTAGGTACTGCGTCTTTGCCTGTCGGTACAGAAGTAGGTATGATGTTTGGTCTTATATCCGGTATGGAAACTGACGTAGCCATGCAAAGACTAATTAACTTACAACAACAGACTAAGTTTATGACTGAGAATATTACAGCCGAGATGAGCGAAAGAGAAAAGGCAAACCAAATACGTAGGGATTCTATACGTATTCTCGACCAACTTAACACGGTTGAAAACAGGTCGGTTGCTACTATGGAACAGATTACCTTCGTTATGAATCAATTCGCATCACAGGCTGAGTTGACTAACGAAAGCATAGCAAGTATGGCTGCTTTATCCGCTACACTTATTGAAGCGGGTGAAGAACAAGGTAAGGGTGGTCGTGCTTTACGTATGATGTACGCTAGACTTGGTGCTGACATTAACGGCTCAAGAAAAGCAGTTGAGGATTTAGGTATCGCTGTTGCTGATAACGAAGGAAACATGAGGGCGCTTTCAGATGTTCTTGTTGACCTTGCGGAAGCCTATCATACAATGTCCGGTGAAGAACAAACTGCTCTAGCGCAACAAGTAGCAGGTAATAGGCACTATACCCGTCTTATTAAATTATTAGAAAACGTGGATAGGGTAAAGGAATTAGAGTTTGAAGCAACAATTGCTATGTTCCCTGCTATGGATGAAATAAATAGAAGAAGAGAAACAGAATTATTTAAATTAGAACAAGCAGAATCGGCTTTAAGAAATTACACAGGGCAGTTAGGTGATGAATTACTACCTGTTTTAACAAACGTAGCCGAAAAACAAGCCGTGTTTACAAAATCAATGGTGGATTTCTTAAATGTTCCTATCGTGGGCGCTACGGTAAAAGAAATACTAGGGTTTGTAAAAATGATGCAGGCATTTGCTGGCCCTGCTGCAACAATGCTTTTGGCTTTAGCAAACATCAACGTGGCTATGCAAACCCAAGCCGTAATTTCTAAGGCTTTAAACGGAGAACAAATTGCTAGATTAGATGGTGATGCCGCAACCGGCAAAGGTTTAATTAATGAAATTAATTTACGAAAACAACTTAATAAAGAAATGCAGGTCGAAAAGTTATTAAAAGAAAGAGCAAGGCGTGAAGAATTAAATAAAGGTAAAGTAATAAATGCTAAAATGGTTAATCAAGCAGAAAAGGCTTTAGACTTAAGTATTGATAAATTAAATACGGAAAAGAAACTACATGGTGAAATAAAACGTGAACTTGGTATTAAAATTACACAATTTGACAATTTAAAGGGTATACAGGATAAAACTAATAAACAATTAAGAGATACGGAAAAATTAAAAAGTCGGATAGTAGTTCTAAATAAGGAACAAGTAACTAGTGAAAGAAGAATGGTTACATTAAAAAAGGCGCAAGAACCTTTAGAAGCAAAAATATTTGAGTTTAAGGAAAAACGAATGAGAAAAGAAGCGTACATGGCTGAATTACAAACATTAAAGATTAAAAATCAATCAAAAGAAATGATGAATACTGTTGCTACAATATCTACCGTAGGTACTGCTTTTATGATGTTGCCTGCGAGTTTAAATCCGTTTATGGATAAACAAGAGCAGATGAAGTTTGGTATAATGTTAAATACTGCCGCATTTGTTATGCAAACAGTCGCTTTAGCAGCAAACACCGCTTCAGCAGTAAAAAACTTTTTTGCTAAAGTAAAGTTAACTGAAGAACAGGTTAAGGAAGGGCTTGCATTAGGTTATACTAGCAAACAAATTGCGGCTCAATCCGGCGCAACTCTTGCTTTAGTGGATGCACAAGTAGCCGCAATAGGTTCAACTTCCGGCCTAGCAAGAGCGCAAGGAGGGCTTGCCGCAGCAAGCGGTACAGCAGCAGCCTCAACAGCCACCTCAGCAACAGCCTCGGTAGGTTTATTCGCAAGAATAGGTAAGTGGGTCGCAGCATTACCTAAACCCGTACACATTATGTTGGTAGTAGGTGCAATTTACGGATTAGGAAAAGCGTACAGTTGGCTTACCGGAAAAGTTAAAAAATCAACAGAAGAATTATCAGATTTTAGTAAGGCATCATTAGATACCGGAATGGTAATGGAGTTTGTAAAAGCACAAGATTTAGATATAAACGCAACATTAAGAGAAAGGTCTGCTCTTTATGAGACATTAAAAGACTCAGAAGATGATATGATGAAAGCGAAGGCTGATGGTTTATTAATAGAAATGAAAGCATTAGAGCAAGCAAAAAGAATAAGAGAGTTTACAGACGAAGATTTTGACATAACACCGGCAAAAGATTATTTCAATAGTATTGAAAAAATAGTTGACCCACTTAAAAAAGAAAGAAGTGATTGGGGTTGGATGGCTAATATACCCGGAATATCTAATTTGGTTGATAATCAAATAGATGATGCACAAAAAAAGATTGATAAAAAGTTTAGTAAAAACAATAAAACATTAATTGATTTTATAAAGTTACATAAAATTACTGATTATGAAGAGTTAGAAATGACCGCAGAATCTTTTGGTGTATCTATTAGAGAGTTAATAAATAAAGAGGGAGAAGAAGTTTCAGCCCTAGCAAAAGAATATTCACTATTAAGTAATGAAGTTGAAGGTTTTGCTAATACTAGAGAAGAAATGTTCTATGGATTCGATAGAAACAACTTAACAGGAGACTTGGTTAGGCAGGTTACTCAACAGGGTGTCGAAACATTAATTACTAATACGGAATTAATAATGACAAACAACTTTAATGGTATAACTGACGTACAAGATATGGTAGACCTAATAATGAGTGAGTTAGAAAGTCAAGGAATAACGCAGGGTGGAGTGTGAGTGAATGGTAAGAAGCGTAACAAAAAAATATCAAATATGGCTTGCGGGTTTTTATGATGATTTTAACGGTGCGAGAGCAATACCGGATTATTTACAACTACCTACCGATACATCATACTCAATAACAGTAAGTCATTTTGGAAACCCTATGAACGGCGAGGCTTCTCTCAATCCAAGATACAGATTTAGTATAGCGGATAGAAAATTAATATCAAACATACCACACGTTACTGGGGTAACTAGTGATAATCAATATCTTCGTAATAACGGGGTGTTTGAGTGGTTAAGTAGGGATGTAAAAAGAAATAGTTTTGACGAATGGGAAGGTAGGGTACAACTACAATATCCCGATGGACACGTTGCTAACAGATACAGATTTGGTGGCAGCACAGCAGAAGGAGATGTAGGCTATCAAAGATTTGTTAATGGACACAATACTGCTGCTTCTTACATAGTACCTGTTGGTGCAAATGACGCTACTTTTGGTAGGCAAGATATGGAAAGATATGACGAAGATAATCATACAGATAAAGTTTCGGGCGTTATTAATTCCACAACAGGAGACTTCGTACAAAGAGCGCATCTTACAGGCTCTTGGATGGGAGAAAAAATAGCGCAAAGCGCAACCGAATATAGTACTGTTGACTTAAATGGTAATCATACAACATCCCCCTCTAAAGTATTTGCCGAAGTTACTTCTCCCGCAAAAAAACCTTTTTTATGTATTCAAACAGTAAGAAAGGCAAACGATTCTTCTATTAATACACCTGTAATTATTTACGATGGACATTTAAACTCAAGATTAGAAAGAGATACTTTTACCGCAAGAGTAGCACTAAGAAGTTTTATTGCAGAAGGTTCAAATGATTGGAGTAAAGTAGGAATACAATTCCAAATAGGATTTACTGCTACACAAGCGGGCTTATTAAACGATACAGGTTATACAGGTGTACCCGAAATAGATTATACTTTAAAATTAAATGACACTAATCAGCCTCAGTATGATACTATGGGGTTATTATACGATGGTAGTACGGCACAAACTTACACTAACGATAACACTTGGTTAGATATTGATTTTGTTATGAAATATGCGGCAGGTAAATATGATGTTTATTTAAACGGTACTAAAATAGAAACCGACGTTGCTTTGGCTAGTGATACTAGTGTAGTACCTGCAAATCTATATGGGTTTCAGATAAATACAACCACTAGAGAATCTTCTGTTGGTAATTTTGGCTATGTATCTTATCTAATGCTAGATAGGGTAGGTATGGTTAGGTGTCTTACTGACGACATTACTACTACTGACGAAGTACAAATTAAATCTTTAAGAAATAGTAGGGGTGTAAACTCATTAAGTACCTGCAACGTAACTATAACTGACGATGCAGATAGAGCAGCCAATGGTAATACAGGATTGCTAGCGACAGATTATGTTGAAAACTTAAAAGATTTATTCGTTACTACTTCTCCTTTAGATTGGGAATTATTAGTATTTAGTGATATGGATAGTAGGATAGACAGACCTGTATGGAGGGGTACAGTTGATAGTTTTAAGATAAACCAAAGTAAAAGAAGTAGGGAAATACAATTTAGTGCTAGTGATGGATTAAGATTCTTAGACAACCAAGTGCCTCTTTGGGAAATAGGACAGGAAGGATTAAATGATAACTTGGGTGAGACACCCTATTGGTTATATGATGCGCAGGGATTCAAAGAAATAATGAATCTAGGCGCAACAAAATTAAAATTAACAGGTAGTGATGTAGGATTTGAAAAATCTAGTAATTACATAGAAACATCAACACAAAGAATGCAAAGTAATTCCGGTTTACCTATACAAATGTATAACAATGAAAATCCCATATATGGGCCAAATGACATTGAAAATTATTACGAGGGTGTAGGCATAATAGGTTTCCAAAAAGATACTTCGGGTAATACATTAGTATATATGAGTGATGATTCACATACTATAACTACTTCTTCAACAATAAGTATAGTAGGAAGAAAGCATAATGTTAGTGATATAACCCCTACCGCAGTTTCGGCAGATAAATTAACTTTAACTTTTGCTTCCGGCGATTTACCTTTTTCTGCGGAAACACCAAAAATAATATACATAGGAAAATATGAGCCACCTAGTCGATTAGACCACACAAATTGGATAGAAAGTAATAACTTACCCGGTTTATATAGACACCCCACGCTTTACCCCGCTTGGTACAAACACTTAAATCCTAAAAGTGGCCCTTGGTATATGAATGTGTTTTTCGATGCAGACCCTAGTTTAGAAGTTGGTGATTATTTTTACATTAACCACAAGGATATTAATAACTCAACAACACTCAACTCAGCATATACAGGTAGGCTCAAAGTTAAGAGCGTTAAAAAAATACAAAGTATTTATACTAATTACTTTACACAACCCGTACAAGGTGGTACTTACGGGGCTTACATTACCCCCCCTACATACATATGGGCGGTGCAAACATTTACTCCATACCCTTCATCCCCATCAGAACACGGTCTTTACACACCCGAAACTACATTAGATGGCATGATTTCTTCCGGTGCTTCTAGTATTACATTAACTGATGCTTCTAATTTTGGTACTTCGGGAACAGGAATAATAATAATACCTACTTATGTTAATAACATACCTACTAACCTAGATACATGGGGGTATGTAAATCAAGATTATGATGTATTTTCGTGGACAGGTAAAAATGGTAATACTTTAACGGGTGTTACTAATGTAGGTTTTACTCATTTAGATAACGTAGCGGTTTTCCAACACTACCCTAAACCGGCAGATGATTTATTAGTCAACGATGAAAGATTTGAATGGTCGAGAGATACTTCTGCAACAGCAATTGGTACATTTAGTACTACTTCGGAACCCTTAAAACACAGGGCTATACAGGCTAGGTGGATGAGAGATTTACCTTTATCTTTATGGTTTAAATATCAGTTTGGTATAGTAAAGAAAGACCCCGTTAACAATACTATTACAGGTTCAGTAAGTGAATATGGATTAATACATCAAGGTGCAGACCAAACTCTAAACTCTAGTACAACTAGTATAAGAGTAACAGAAACTACATACAATTCAGCCCCCGTTAGTGGTGTTGCTGAATTATGGGAAACAGCAACCGCTACCGTTGGCGTGTCTGTTAATACACCTAGTCTTTTTAACTCATTTAATACATACAAAGAAAAGTTTATTTATACCGGAAAACAAATTACAGGTGGTATTTATTATTTGACAGGTGTTAAGTTTATTACAGGTAATTACGAAACGTCAAGTTTAAGTGGTCAACCCCCATATTACTACTTAAAGTTTCAAGACCATAAAGATGATTACAAACACATTTGGTTGCTTTGGGCTGACATGAGAAATAACGGTTTAGCCAATGCAGACGGTGAGTTAAGAAAACAAAGTTTTGGTTTGCAGTACCCACTAAGAGATAATTATGAATTAGAGATGTATTTTGCAGACCAATTTGATGAAAATGGTAATGTAGATAAGTTTGGTAGCCTTAAGATAGGCGAAGATATACATATATGGAATATGGATGCTACAAAAGACCCTCTTACAAATGGTGCGTTTTCTAAACCCGCAGATTATTCTTCCGGTGTTGTTGTTACTAGTCTAGCAGATGCAAGCGGTAAATTAAAAATACTAACTTCTGAAACAGGCACAGTAGCCGTAGGGGATTACATACACCTAACAGGTAGTCTAAACCACGATGGAATGCACAGGGTTGCTACGGGTGGATTAAGTAATGATACACACTTTATTACCGAGACTACATTTGTTAGCACTACATTGAATGCAGGTGGTGCTAAATATTACATTACAACAGGTAGCGATAAAGACCTATCTGTATATCGAGATTGGGAAAATAAAGGCGGCTCTTTCTTAGTTATAGATGCTTCACCTTTCTTTAACCTTAATACTAATGCTAACGGTGGTAAGACAGGGCAGACTTCCGGTGGGAGAACAGACCTAACCGATTACGTACAAGAAAGGGAAGGTTTCCCTGCACTAATAGATAATTATTGGGCGGAAGCATTACCCTCTTATAGAACCACAGGTGATATAACATTAGAACATCCGGCACAATATAGATTACTTTCTGACGTTTCATTAGCAAGTGATAATTTACAAAATGGCTATAAAGGATTACCTATTGATGACCCTAGTGAGTTTGATGATAGCGGGGTAGGAAAAATAATAGAAAGACTAGAAGAAACTGACACGCCCGACCCCGAATATTTATTTTTATGGCATAACAAACTAGATACAAAATACACTTCAACAGGCGGTTTAGTAACCCCAACTCAAATAGATGGGGGGGTTAACTCTAAAGTCGTATACGGTGCAGGTAATACGTTTTTATCTAGTGGATTAAAAGAAGGTATGGTAATTAATAGAATAAGAGGTACTGATGTTAGCCCACAATACATAATTGAGGTAGTATCTGATGTTATCTTAAAAGTAAGTGGTCGGGTAACTCACACTTGGGCGGCGAATGATACCTTTGAAGTACCCCCACAATTAGGGAAAGTGTATATAGCACCTAGTACTGACATAACGGTTACTGCGGCTGATGATTTAACTTCTTTAGAACAACAAGTTAGAGATTCATTTGCGACAACAAGCCAAACTTGGGATGCCTACGGTTTGAGAGGTCTTAATATAGTAGAAGATAAAAATATCGAAGTCCATTCCACAGTACACTCGGCATTTATGCTTAGATTATTGATGCACTTAAAAGGTAATGTTAAAAATAAAAATAGTGGTACTTTTTGGGAAAGTGATAAGTTTAAGACATTATGGAATGCGGCAATTATGGACACTTGGCTACCGCCAACAACAGTTAGAAACATTTATGATATTAATAACATACCTATTACTTCTAACATGACAACGTATAATTCCACTACTAGTAACGATAGTTATGGTTCAGTAGTAGATAGTAGGGGTAGTACATTTTTAAGTACAATTAAAAAAATACATAACAATAGTGGGATGGGTACAGAAAATAATCTTAATACTACTTTTTCTTACTTAGTCGGTAAGGATAATAGGTTTGAGTTTAGACCTAAATACAATAGTAATATATCTTTTACTAGAAATAATATAACTATGAATAATATGGCCGCAAACATTTCTTCACAAGTTACTAATGTTCGTGTGTATTATAACAACGGGCAAAGTTTTGTGGATTATCCGGCTACAAACCTTACAGATACTACTAGATGGAAAATATTACAATTCCCTAAAGTAACACAAAGTTTTGAAGCAACAGTTTTGGCTAAAAAAGAATACGACAATTATAAAAAATCACCCTTAAAAATAAATGTAAGTCCAATTTTAGATGGTAATTACAAAATGATAGAGACAGGTAGGCATGGCTATATAGCAGATGCCTACGTTGCTTTAGAAGGTACAGATGATAACTATACTAGGGTATGTAATTGGACTAGATTAGGTACAGGTGGGGCTTTGTTTAATGGTATGGTAAATGCTTTAGACGGCAATCAGAAAACATCTACTGATTTATATGCAAGATATGGTATAAGTAAAGACGGTACATCAAGTGGTGATATTCCTTGGGCTGACAATTTTTATTGGTATGGTAGTGGCTCTATATCTAATGCCGTACAAATCGTACATATACCTAATGGTACACCGCTTGTTAGTGATAATTATGGAGAGCCTATGAGAATAATGATAGACTTAAAAAACCAAACAGGTACTAGTATAGACGATGCGGAGTTTACTATACACGTACATGATTATTCTTTTTCCGGTAATACTAGGCAGGCAACAGTCAGAAGTACCGCAAGCGTAAATGTAAAACATAGCGGTTTTTATGAGTTGGCTTTACCCTCCACATACAGCAACACAAGCGTAGGTAAAATGGTAGTTAGTTTTAACGCAGAATATTGTAGGGCTTTACTACGTCATAGATGTGGCGACCCAACAAAAACAGACCATACCGTAGGAAACTCTAGTCATAGTACAGCCGATAATTATTATATTTTTGATAGTAGTACTTTGTTTTATAATGGAAGTAACAGTATAAATACTAACAGTATATTCCCTCTAGGTATGAGAAAATACAGCGAGATGGGTGGACTTAAAACCATGAGAGCAGAATGGTATGCACCTAAGATTCTGATAACAAGAGATTTGTCTTACACACCCGCTACTTACGTAACAATGACTGATGCGGGAATAGGTATGGCTACGGCAGAAACTATGGTTATACAAAGAGTCGAGTGGTCTGTTAGTGCAGGAAAAACAGAAGATGTAAAATTAACATTAGAAAGAAATGAATCAATAGGCGCTCAAGGTATTATTGCTAGACTATACGCACAGAATAGTGATGATTTACAAGTAGGGCAAGATTTAGGTCAACAATCGGGAACAGGAAGTGTAATTGGGGGTAATGATAATTTCCCCGTAATTGACAATCCACCTAGCAAAGTAATAGATGATGACAACCAAAAATCAAAAGATGGTACGGAAGATAGTAATGCAGATGCTACTTTTTCTAGGGGTATACCGAGTCCTAGGCTAAATAGGGGCAATAGAATGAGTATGCAAAACGATTTTTTGTCTGCTAATAGTAAGTTTTCTATATTAGGCCAAGAACAAATACCAACCACACCTTCTAATATGAGAAGTATAGAGGGTATGGATGTTGAAATAACCCCTATATCGGGTAGCGCAATAGTAACATCAGAAGGGTATATTTTTGCTAGTAGGGGATTACAAGAATCGGACTCTTCTTCTATTACTAGTCAAGAAGTATCTATCGAAACATCATTCGTAGTACCTAGCGATATAATGAGTAATGTATTATCTATACAGGCTTCTTTGAGTAACGGTGGCATCTATGATGATAATAGCGTTGTAGTATTATATATAACAGCAACTTGTTTAGAGACAAACGCTAGTGTCGAATATACAGTAAGAGTAGCAGGTGGTATAGAAAAGAAAACTGTATCTCTAATGCCTACTACTATACTAAATGGTTTAGATACTGTTGGTAATAATATTAAGGTAACAATAACTAGGAAACCAAACGTGGGTAATGATAAATCCACATCATCATTAGTATTACATAATTTAGAAGTAAATATGAGACGGGCCGCAGCCAACACCAAATCAACTTCTAGTCAATTTTCTACTATAACTTGAGTGGTACATCTTCTAGGTTATCTCTTAGGGCTAGTATATCTTGCGCTCTTTGCCTACCGACACCCTTGACTGCCATAACTGCTTTTTGTGTAGTTCTAAGCCTAAGTAGTTTAGGTATGCTACCAAACTCTTCTAGTAAATCTTGAGCCATAGTAGGCGTAACTCCTTTTACGGAAGAAAGAAATGCGATACGAGGGTCTAACTCACTCTTTTTTATGGCTTTTTGTGTATCTGAATCGTGATTAGAGAAAGCCATTCCTAGTTGAGTGTGGTTCACTACTAACCATTCGACAAACTCATCCATACTATTCAATTCCATATACTTAATTTTAGGGAATCTTTGATGAAATGTCATTTTGAATTGAGTATTTACTTTTTTCATGCGAGCCATTTCCGTAGCGATTTGTTTTGCTGCTGGCCTTCCAGTGGCTACCCAAGGTTTTAATTTTGAGTCATAGACTACTAGTACGGGGTTGTCGTAGTTATCTTGTAAGTCTCTCAACTGAGAAACGATAGTTCTATTGCGACC